GCTCTTGCTAGGTTTGTTTGCCAATTAGCACCAAGCTCTTCAGTTGTCATCATGATAGTACCACGCTTACTACGTAATCCCATGCTGTAATACTCAGAATAGAATGCCTTACGTGCATTACTCCATGTAGATGTCATACCAGCCAAGCCATCAACAACTCCTAACAACTCATGGCCTAAAACAGCAGGCGATGGGTGTGTCATGATGTTCTTAGCAGCTTCAAACATGCCAATAACAGCATCTTTACCACGCATAACCGAGTTACCACCAGCACCTAGTGCTACCTTAGAAATCTCAGCAGCAGAATCAACAGGATTCCCTGAGAAATGGTCATAGAAAGCACTGATAATTGTAGCAGCAATGTTATCATCTACACCAGCAAGTAAGTTACCACTCTCTGAGAAGTTATTCTGAACCCCGAAGGCTTCAAAGAACATGCCCCACAAGCCCTCTTGCAGGCCCTCTACGAGCATTGGGTTCTCTTGCTGTGCGGTAGCACTATCCAAGCCCATCATCTCAGCAGCAGCCGCTGTGAGGTCCTCAACGATAGGGACACCAACAGTTCCATAGATAATGAACTGACCAGCAAGGACAGATGCCTTCTCTTTAGCAGTCCACTTGCCTGTACCACCCATTGTCTTAGGTAAAAGGTTCTCTGCAAACTTAGCAAACACCTGTACAAACTGAGTAGGTATACCAAGTACACCTGTCTGCCAAGCAGCAGCATTCTCTGCCTGTAAGTTCATGTGCATACGGATCGTTTCATCTGTCAAAGATTTAGCAGTGACTTCCTCACCTGCATCGACCAGAGTGCTACGAGCAATATCCCATGCCACTATACGAGAAGCAAGTTCACCTTCTTCGTAGAATATACGGCCAGCCTTGGATGCTTTCCTTAGACTGTTCATTGAACTCATACCTAGACCAGCTACGTTAGCATCGAAATCCGCAGTCCGAACGATGGCATCCATGATACCACTATCTTTGAACATTTGAATCTCTTTGACAAACGACTCTTCATCTAAACCCGGCGTAGACTTAGCGATAGCTCTCCATGTATCTGGGTTATCACTAAGAATTGCAGCTCTCATAGGAACCATCTTAGCTACAGCTTTAGCACCGTTTACTGGGTGCATACTGAGGGCTATTGAGGCATTCTGTGCCTGAACCCACAACTGTCTAACATTAAACCAACCAAGATGTAGGTTAAATGTTGCACCTTTCAATGATCTTAGTGGATCTTTACTATGAAGGTTGTTTAATATCCACTCATTAGCCTTACCACCCTTCTCTCCCCAGTTTCGTTCCATTCCTCTGCCAACACCAGCAACAAAGTCTGCGAACTTATGCTCTTCATCCGAAGGAATCTTTAACACCTTCTTCAGATACTCACGAGAGTCGTTCATAGTCTTCATAGACTCAGGACTTAGATCTAATGCTGCATCTAATGAACGGCCACCTGCTCCGAACCCTGCTCTACCTTCTGCCTTAGCTACTTGATCAACAGTATTCATCCACTGCTCAATCATAGACATACGATATGTATTGATTGGCATAATATCAGAGATACCTTGAATGTAACGCTGTGTTGCATTAGCTGCATTCAATCGTTCTGGTCTAACATCACCATCAGCAGTCTTAACCATAAGGTTTTGTGACTTACGAGCAGATGTGTACAACCCACCAAACATATCGCTTGAATTAGTTAGCTTCTCAAGATCAGAGAACTCTCTATCTTCACGAACAGCTAGGTTCTTATACTCACTACCCTCTTCTGTCATGGTTTTAGCAGCATAAGCTTGTGCTTCAGCCTTAGATTTAAAGGCATACAAGGTTTCTTGTGATGCACTGTCCATGTTCTTAACATAGAAATAGCCGGGTCGGTATATACGAGGTGTATATCCTGCACTGTAGTTTAATACCTTCTTAGGAAGATTTCCTACCTGCTCACCACGAACCATAGCCCATGTAGCTTTACCTTTACCATCTTTGAATCGGATAGGGTCCATCAACTTGACAGGTTTGTATCCTTCTTCAATCAACTGATCCATGGCATACTTGTTCTTCTCAACAAAGCGTGTAGTTCTTCCATCGATATTATCAGGAACAAACACAGTTGCTTCATCAAGCTGAGTACGGATACCTTGAAGGTTGTCATATGTCTTACCAACAAGATTAGCTGCTGCGCCACTCTTATCTGTATACTTAACATTCTTATAGCCCATAAACTCAAGCTGGCCACGCATCATCTCATTACGGAATCCATGTAGCTCATCAAAGAAGGCTCGTTTCTTGAAGTATCCTTCGATAACCTCATCAGAGTATCCTTTCTTAATACCTTGAGCACCAGCATGTAGCTCAACTGTGCCTGCTCTAAGCTCTTGGTGTGTGAATACAGTACCTGCTTCATCACCAGCTTGTAGTAACGTGTCTACTTCTATACGTCCAGCTTTAGATATACCTTTATCTATGTCAATGTATCTCTTAGACATAGAATTGGCTAGCTTAGCAGACTGCTGTCCTGCGAATGTAATATTCTTAATGAATCCACCTAGCATTTCTCTCCATATAACATCAGGAGAAAATACACTACGCAATGAAGATGTGATGTTGCTCTTCACTAACGCAGGATCACTTGTTAATGTACCAGCATCTGACAAAGTGTAGTCATATTCAAACTCAGACGCTTTACCATCATTTGTTCTAGCTGTTATCTTAAATCCTTTATCAGTAGTGCCTGTAACTTCTACACTATCTACCACCTTACCTGAATTGGTAAGACGTTGCTTCATTTTCTCTGATGCTTTAGTCTGAGCCATTGCCATCTCTTCAGGAGAGAGTGCAGCGATAGCATTATCACCTGACAATGCAGCAGCTCTTTGCATCGGTGCTCTAACTGTTGCCTCGATAGTATCAACTAATTCTTGAGGCATACCGAATGCTTCAGGACTATCCATTAACTTAGGATCACCTGCTGCTTCGATCACTTGTTCCTTGCTTGAACGATCTTTGCTGTTAGCATTTAAGATAGATTCATCTAAAGTATTTATATCTGTTTCTTTAACAGTACGAGTAGCCTTTGCTAATTCCTCTTTCACTAAGGTATCATACTGTGTCTTCAGCTTAGCAGGAATTATACCTTGCTGTATTCTTGAGATGTCAGCATACGCAGCTTGTGAGTCCACGTTACGACTAAGCGTAGCATTAACTTCATCCAACTGTGCTTGCATACGTGCTATGTTTTCTTTTATTACAGACTTCTTAGCAACACCTGTCTTAACCTGCTTCTTAGTAACCTTACCAAGGCTCTCAGTTGCTACCTTAATATCATGTTCTAAGTTACGCTGTCTGCCTTTCAACTTACGAGACTCACCTCGTGATAGCTTATTACCAGCAGTCGGTAAGAGGTTCTCAACAAGCCGGTTGATAACAGCCTTACGTGCTTCCTGTACATCAGCAGCTACATCATCCATAGCTCCGCTCAATACAGGTGTACCCTCTACACGAGTAGGGTTAGCAGTAGATGCTACATCCACCTTATTCATGTCGATGATCTTACCAGCTTCCTCAGTCTTATCACCACCAGCCAATGCTGTTTCAGCACCAGCTCTCTCTGGGTTATCTAAATCTTTTAATTCTTTAACAGCTGATTTACTTTTAGCTACATTCTTACCTAGCTTAACAAGACTACCAGCGATAGGTCCAATATCAAAAGCAAAAACACTAACATCCATTGCAGCTTTAATCTTAATATCTTGTACGATGTCATCTGCATAGTACAGCTCAACAATAGAGCGTGCAACAAAGGGATTATTATCGGCAGCTGATATGATAGCAGGCATTCTAGTTTCTAAGACAACCTTCTGCTCTTCAGGATCTAGTGTCTGGAACATAGCCATCTCATCAAGCATACCATCCCAATCAGTACCTATCAAAGAAGCATAATCGTTAATGTCTTTGAGTTCATCAGGCGCAAGCATGTCTGCTACAAAATTACCAGCAGTTTCTAACATGTTATTGTCTTCGAAGTTCTCTTCTAACTGATCTAGGATGTAAGACTTGTTAGCTACTCCACGTTGACGGAAGTTGTCAAGAGTTTCACCAGCAAAGATCTCACTGTACATCATGTTGATACCATCATCATCAAGAACAGACTCTTCTATTAAAGAATCTACTGCGATAGTGTCATGGATAGACTGTTGAACTTCAGGGTTTAGATTAGATGCGTTGTCAAAGATATACTCAGCACGTTCTCTATTCTTCTTAACTAAATACTCACGCTTGAGGGACTCTTCAATATCCTTGGGATTAGTGCCCAGCTTGATAGAGGAGTAAGCCTCACTATAAGACTCTCCTATATCTGCATCACCTACTGTAGATTTTAAACGGGCAATACGAGCAGCATCCTTTCTCATCTTTCTATCAGATGATACAATACCTTGGATGTCGAACATACCTTCTGTTCCTTCTGCACCACCTTGATCAAAAATGTTAGACATTTAATTATTCCTGTTTATTCTGGTTTGTCGAATAGACCTGCTTCATCACCAGCACCTATTCCAGCTACTGCTAACTTACCTAGAGCCTGTGTAGTTGCTTGTGCGTTACGAGCTCTCGATGCTATAATGTTCTGCCTACCTATGGCCTGTGTAAAGCCTTGAGAGGTGTCTAAGAAGCTGAGGTTCTGTGCTCTCTCACTGGCAATGTTGCCTGAGATAGCTGCTGTCTTAGATGTAGCTGCTGTACCTTGTGCAAACGATGTTGCCTGTACCTCAGCTTGTGCTGCTCTAGCTTGTCTTATCTGCTTTCGTTTCTCACGAGCCATCTGAAAGTTTTGACGTTTCGTATCTATCGCTTGTGCCTTCTCGGAAGCAGCTTGAGCCTTCTTACCTTGACTCACAGACACTGCTGTGGTTGCTAAGGTGGCTGCAAGAATTGCTGTTGATGTTGCTATGGCCATCAGTTTATATCCTTTTGATAAGTTGTTTCACTATGCTCGTACCCCATTTTCTTGTACACTCTTTCTATATACTCTGGCATTGAGCTTTGCATTGAAACCATGTTCCAGTAAGAACAACCTAGTTCCTTAGCTCCTTTCTCTAAAGCTCTTAGCAGGTCCAAGCCCTCACTACTGTTTCTATAAGCAGGATCTACCCACCATGCTATCTCAGATCCAGACATAGTGCTGCTGTTTCCTAGTAAGGGCGCAGCAGCTCCTGCGGTAAAGCCAACAACCTTTCCATCTACTTCTGAAACAAACAACAAGCCTTGATTGTAGGCTATATCCATGTACAGAATTGCAGAACCATCTTCATAAGGGAGACCTTGTTTATAATGGTAGGTCTCCTCCCAGAATCTCTTAGCATGGCCCTCAATAGCTGGGTAGTCTTCTTTAGTTGCATCTCTAATCATACAGTTGTGCCTCCATTAACGGGCATACCCCAACCTATGATCTGACAATCCTTAGCTGGTGACGTTTCAAACTTCAATGATACAGCTCTGCCTCTTCCTCTCACCTTAGTCTTAGTTGTTATAACACTTTGGCCGTATGCAAACTCATCATCTACATCTGTAGGTAGGAAATTCCTATTCAGCCTATAGCCTTCAAAAGGTTTAGCCCACTTACCGCTAGATATGTTATCAGCAAAGCTCCATCGTGATGTGATAAGACAACTTGATGGGTTGATAGCTTCTAATTCACCATCAACCTCTTCGAATCCACGCTCTGATCTATTAAAGTGCATAGTCAAATAAGGAACTTGCTTATCACGCTGTGTGTCTCCACCCATTTCATGACCTGTTACTAGGTATGCAGGTGAATCCACTTCAGTCCAGTCTTTAAAGTCACGGCCTCCATATAATCCAAAGGAAAATTCATAAAAGCCAGTAGATTCTGAAGGGGTAATTAATAAATACTTAGTTGCACCAGCACTACGTCCCTTGGTAGGGGTAGTGATTACAACATCTTCACCATTAACAACCACTTGCTCACCATTCACAACAACAGCCTGTACATCATTCACTGTTACGAAGTTCTCTGTCTCAAAGTAAGAAGCCATCATTGTACCTTCTAATGATGAACCTATCTCTCTAGGATAGAATGCCTTCAACACTGTGTCTAGCACTAACTCTTTGTTATAAGAATGCTTAAAGTTTATACCATCATAGCTATCATCATCGTTATACATCCAAGTGATCTTACGATTGACTGCATCGAAACGACCTTTAGCTACATTCTTACTGGTAGCAGGAATAGCATTGAAGTAAGTCTGGATAGTTTGCTCTGATATATTCTGTGCATTCAGGTTACCACTAATGTTATCAGCTACTAGGGCATAGATACCACCTTCACTCCAGTAGTATACAATATCCTCGGCAACAATAACACTCTCTGGACTCTCACAGCCTATGTTTGATACCTGACTGATACTATAATCATCAGCCTTGAACACACCATCTGGTCCAGTGATCTCCCATATACCATTCTTAGCTATAACAACTAAAGATGAAGTAGACACTACCAACTTAACAATCTGTGAAGCCTCTGCAATCTTTAAGAAGCCACCATCTGTAGCCACTAATGCAAAGTCATCTTCAGATGTAGGATCAGCTTCTTGATGGCACTTCTCAAAGTTATCAAAGTTCTGTACACTCTGAGTAAAGAAGATACAGCCTGTATAATCAGGGCTTCTTCCATCTGGATCTGTTATCTTACTCTCTATTCCTGAGTAGAAGATTCTGTTAGCGTATGTTGCTACAGAAGATATGTTACTCTCTTCAGTATCTGAATTCAGACCAGCTGCACCAGTAGCGTCTTCTCTACCTGCTCCTCTAGTAAACGCATCAATTACATATCTGCCTTTAGGTGCAGGTGTTGTTGTTACACCATTCAAGTTTAACAAGGATGGTCTGAAGAAAGGGTTGCCATCATTATCTGTTGAGTTACCTGTATGTCGTATGTCTGCATTAGAAGGATAACCCTTAACTGTTCCCTCTGCTACTGTTATTACTGTGTCTCCAAACAAAGGTGTTCCGTACTTGGCTTCAAGAGACTGTCTAAGTTTGTATTGTCTGTAAGTACCACCGCTAAGAGGAGCTCCTTTAGTTGTTGCTCTGGTCACATCTCTTATTGGGCCTGTGGCAGTTGCAAACATATCAGGATAACGTCTTGCAAGTGTTATCTCAGAAGATCCTGATCGAGTAAACGATTGTGTTATAGACGTACTAGATCCAACCCAGCCTTGATTCTTTAGATTATATCTGTGTGCCTTTGATAGAGTAGTAGGTCTTTCATCTACCGGCAGTCCATCATCAATACCCCATAAGTCTCTAACCTTTATTCGGATAGGCTGAGCATTAATACTGCTGTTGCCATCAACAACAGAACCACCACCAAACTCCAAGTAGATAGGATAGTCCATCTCTTTACTAGCAACAATCAATACACCACCGATAGAGGTGAATGACATAGGTTCATTGCCTGAGATACGAGTAGGAAGTAAATCAGTATCCATAACTATTGGTTGAGCAACTCCAAACTCATCTGTGTTCATCATAGAAGTTGATAATGTATCAGCAGTCAGATCTGTAAACCATATGCTATCACCTATCTGCATAACACCTACTGTTAGATTAGGATCATTGTTTACGTTAGTCCACTTGTATGATGTGATAGCATAGTTTGAGAAAGCATTAGCATCTCGCTCTGTACTGGTACGCACTCCAAGAGTCTCTTCAATCATACCAAGTCTTCGTTGAATACTACCATCTCTATTGATCTCAAAGTTACTGATCGCTTGAGCAGCGTTCTCTGGGAACGTCAAAGCTGTAGCCTCAGTGATGAGGCCACCTGTGAAGTTAGTCCTTTCTATGCTTGATTTTGCTATAGCCATCTTTAGGTTTTCTCACTCGTTTGATTGCTTTGTATGATTCGATTGCGTCATTAGCATCTTTAATGCCAGTGTAGTATCCTGACAACATATCTGGAAGTTGACCACCACCTTCATACTTTATATAGAACCCATATGGTCCTTGCATTACTTTTAATTCTTTCATTTCCTAGGCACCCTTGCGTAGTTAGGCATACGAATACCACCGTGTGCTCTCCAACTCTTACGAGACATAGCATGACGTTGACGTTGAGCTTGTTGCTCACTCTTGTTATCAGTCAATTGCTTTAGTCTACCGAAGCACGCAGCCTTAGCCTCAGCCAGTAGGCGAGAGAATGCTTCTTCAGGTAAGTCAGGTATGAAGCTATCGCTAACAGTCCATGACGGGTTACGTGTGGCCACACACTGTGACTTAGAGTTCTGCAAGTTAGATTCTACAGCACTGTCATATGAATTGAATACAATGTACTCATCATCAAAGCTAGTCCAATAGGAAGGAGCTGCATCATTCTTAATAGCAAGAGAAACACCTGAGTAATCTACTACTGTGTCTACATTATCAGCATCCGTATTGTAGTTATTAACTATCTCTAAGTATTCATCAGGATATTTATATTCAACATCATGTATCTTAGATTTAGTCTCTCCTACTTTCTTCTTATCATACTTCAAACCTTCTAATGCTTTAACATTAACAGGCAGTTTCATATGAGTAGGCTTAGCAGATGTAGCACTATCTAAAGCCATGAGGCCACGTAGGTGTTGCCAGTGGTCTTTGCTATCTATCAAATCATAGAAGCTACTCTTAATGATACCAACAACCTGTAGGCTATCTGGTGTATCATTAATGCTATTGACCTCATCACTATCCATATCGGATAGGATGTCTTGGGTCATATCTAGTAATGTTAACTTAGGCATTATCTTTCCTCTATACCAATACTGATTTTTGTAGTGAAGTTCTAACATACCAACCGTTACATTGGATTGTATCGCCACTTGTTCCCGCAGTTATTGTAACTTCTGTTGGAAAGTTGAGAGTGTTAGAATCTCCCATGTAGATACCGTAGTATGTAGTGTATGCGTATGTGCCAGCAGATCTCCACTCTCTTCGGTTAACCTCTAACGAATATGGACCGGGGCTTCCTACGCCTATATCTAATCCTATAATAACATCATCATTAGCACCAGATGTTGTCACTGTAAAATCAAATCTAATATCTACGGAGTCACCAAGAACTAAACCTGCTGCTGCCCAGTCAAAGTGATTTGAAGCAGGAACCCATGTATCGGCCCTGCCCGGAATTTTGTATGCTGTGTTAGTGAAAGGACCAGCAGCATCATTCAACACCTTAGTCTTTACACCTGCACCGGGTGTCAGTGCTATACCAGCGTGGTTAAAGTCTTCTATGCTATGGTTAAAACCACTACCCCATACACCACTGCCTGCGCCATCTGCTATATACACGTTTCCTGATGCTGCTGAGCCAATACCTGTTGGTTCATGACGTTCTCCGTCTACTATACTGCTGTGTTCTATTGCCATCTCGATTTCCTACATTATTGATTAATACAAACCTTCCAATACTTATAGTGCCTATATAAGCAGTATAACTATTAAAAGGATTGGGGACCATAAGGCCCCCTCCCCAATTAGATTAGATCTTAGTGTAACGAATTACAGCTCGACCTTTACCACCAGTTGCGCCAGCAGTAGTACCTGTAACGATAAACGATACAGCAGTAGAAGCTAGAACAGCTCCTGAACCCCAAGTACCATTTAAAGATGCAGGTGCGTATGCGCCAACAGCACCAGTTGTATTATCAAACTGAGCTCCGTTAGTTGCAACACTACCGTTTGTGCCAACTTCGATGTCGTTATCAGCATTACCCATAGTCATCGCTTCGATGATTTCTAAAGTAACATCTTTGATACGAGCACCAGCTGGAAGAGTTAATGAAGTGTCTACATCAGAAGATGATAACTCATCGCCTGTAAAGTAAACAACAGCTTCACTAACACCACCAACATTAGGCAGCTTACCGCCACTAATGGCTAATGAGTCCTGTGTATCACGAACTCCGTATTGATTGTTTACGCCCAATCCAGCACTATTTTCGTATGACATAATTATTCTCCTATTATGCAGTTGCAGTTGCTGAAGTAACGATAACGCCTAATGTATCTAAACGCTGAACACCATCACCCCATCGAGTTTTAGTAACAAACTCATCACGACCTTTTGAGATGTCACGATCAGTTTCAGTTGCTGGAGTTTGTCTCCAAGCTACCATACCGGGTTTGCACTGATCATCAGCAACACACATAAAGATATTAGCAACGCCGCCTTCAGCAGGTGCGTTAGTAGTACCGTCGATGCTTACGCCAGACGCTAACTTAGGAAGACGGTTAGAAGTCCAGATCTGCCATCCGTGAAGAGTAGTGACAAACTGATGCTCTTTATCAAAGCCATCTTTAACTAAGGCTGAGAACAAAGGATTAGAAGCATCCATGTTAGAAGCCAAAGGAACAGTCTTAGCGAATGTAGCTGCAACGATTGGATCAACGATTGCAATACGACCAGCCATAGGTACGTTTGCTTTATCAAATGCTAAACGCATTTCGATAAGATCGTTCTCAACCATTTGCAAGTTACCTGCACCAGAACCACCAACTAATCGATGAGCAAAGCCATTGATTGTGTTAGTGTCACCAGCAGTTTGAGCTGCGTTCAATGTTGAAAGGAAGCGTGATTCAAAAGACTCTTGAATTGCACGAGTACCTTCAGCAGCACGCATTGATAACAACTGCTCAACTTGAGCACCGTCTTGACGCATGATATCGGTTACGTAGAACGCATCACCGATGTAATCACTGATCTGAAGCTGGACATTACCAGATTCAATTGGGTTGTAAGTGATGTCTTCGTCTTCAGTAATTTCTTGGATTACCGCAGTACCAACAGTCTTAATATTAAGAGTGGTGCCAGCTGGGAAGTCCGTCACATTACGGAAGAATGTTGATGGGAGTAAACCATCATGCAAGTTTTGAAGAATGAAACTTGAGTACTGACTCGCTTCAATGAACGAGGTATTGCTTGAGCTTGTAATAGCCATTGCTTTTATTTCCTAGTTTAGTTTAATTTATTTGCTGCATCTGCTTTCGCTTTAGCCCACTTACCTGATAGACCTGTATCAGTACCACGGAACTTAGCCATGTAATCTTCCTCAACAACACCAGCTGGAGTAGCAGGGATATGCACTGAGCTTACCGAAGTAGGCTGAGGATCTCTGATAGGGGCTGTGTTGAACAGTTGGAGTACGACTTGTGGTGTTGACTTAGCCATCGACGTAAGCGTACCTACATCCATACCTAGCTCCTTAGCTTTGTTTGCAAACTCTACCGAGGCAGCGTCTCCGAACTTATCACTAATAGCTTGACGTACAGTGTTAGCATTTGCGTCTGCTGTTTGTTGTTGCGCATTACTTTGCAACATATTGTTTACTACATTTTGAATCGCAGCCTCATCATACTGGCCTTCTGCGGGTATTGCAGCTGCCGATGGCTGAGCCTGTTGGAGACTAGCGAGTAACTCTTCTGCGCCTGCACGTTTAGCCAACTCTTCCTCTAACTCTTTAACCTTAGAACCCAGTTCGTTAATGTGGTTTTGAGCATGTGGAATAGAAGACAATGCAGTGTTCACATCAGTGTACTTCTGTCTACCGTCATCAGTTGTAATACTTGAAAGCTGGTTTGCAAACAAACTATTAGGATCAACTGCTACTGCACTTGGGTCAGCTGGTGCTGGAGCTGGTGCAAGCGGGTCTGCTTGTACTGGTACTACGGGATCGTTGGGGTTAGGGTTACTAACTTGATCAGTCATCTTACTTTTCCTCTATCGAAATTAATTTTAGTATAGAACGAAGAGCGGTCTGCTCTCCTAGATAGTGCGCCATCTTATTATCCCATGCTGGGCTTTCGAAGTTATTTCGAGAAGACATATCCTTCATGCTCTTCTCAAGGTCCTCCTCTAATAATTTGGCTAATCGATCAAGCACCGGCTTAGCATTCTTTACTTGCTGCTTCACTGGTGCTTTATCAGATTCTTTTAGGTTTTTAAACCATCGTGTTTGCATTATACTGCCTCTGGTGGTGGTCCAACAGGAGCGCCTGCTGCTCCATCCTCTAGTCCAGCTTCATTCTCAACCGCTAAGTCTTCTTGAGCTTGGTTGACTAGTCGTTGAGTCTCGGCTTGTTCAAACACCGCAGCATTATCAGAGAACAGATCAAACCTTTGTAGTTGTAATGTATCTTCAATAAGCCTAGACATTGCTTTGCCTGACATATGAGGAGAAACACTAGCCCACAAGTTACTGTTAGTTATGCCTGTTAAGTTCTGTAACAACTGTGCTCTTGCAGCAAAGTGTCTTGCACCTACAGGACGTAGCTTACCCTTAGCTGTGATGTCATCCTTCGTAACCTTCACGAAGTCAGCAACACCTAAGTCATCATCCATTACACGAACTACATCAGCTCCGTTCATGTGACGCTTAGCTACTTCTAACATATTGTTTAATACTTTCTCAACCAGCTCTAGTTCAAACTGTGTAGTCTTCTCTTGGAAGATACGACCTGCTGCATTCTCTAAGCTCTGAACTTCAAAGGCAGTCTTCTCACCCGGAGTTCGTATACCCATTGCTTGCTTAGGTGCACCTGCCATCTCTTCCATCAATGCTAAGATACGATCAATCTCGAAGTTAGCTTGGAAGGCTTGAGCTGCTGGAGCTAGAGGTGTAACATCACCACCTTCTCCTATGTGTATCTCACCGAAAGGTTTCCATTCAAACTCATCAACATCACCTACAATCTTTAGAGGTGGTGCTAAGATCATGTCACCAATATCAGCCTTTAAGTTCTCAAGATGATCTACTCTATACTGTAAGCCTACTAAGTTATCTAGTGGACCCATTGCATATAGATTGTTCTGACGTTTACGCCA